TCCTTTATTTTTTGAAGCGTAGAAAACAGCTTCGGCGTCTTTGCCGTAAGTCTTTTTCATAGACTTCATAATTTTCTTACCCTTTACGTTTAGTGGCACTTTTTTTCCTCTTTGCAAATGTAGCAACATTAGTTGGCTTACCGCCGACTCCTTGTGCTTTTGATCTCTTTCTAGACACAGCGGATTTTATCTGACCTTTAGTCATACTAGCAGCTTTCGCTCTTGGGACACACTTAGGATACTTTCGTTTGGCATCTTTCTTTTGTTTAGATCTACCGCACTTAGCAAAACCTCCACCTTTCTTCTTTGAACCGATGTCGACCCAGTCCTGCTTAAACCACTCTTTTAATCCGCCTTTTGACATTAAGCTACTTTTTTCTGTTTTGGTTTTTTAGTTACTTTTCTTTTATTTGCCATAATTGCACCACAACCTTTTGCAATACCACCTTGAGAGTAACTAGATACTTTCTTACGATCTTGTGATATTTTATTGTAATCAATCATGCCACCCATAGCTTTCTTAGGACCTTTAAAATCCTTACGCTTAACGCCACTAGGATCTTTAATTTTTCCTGCACATATTTTAGATGCGTAGGCATTTGCGTACGCTGACGGATAGACTTTAAATTTCCGCTTCGCTGCCGCCTTACCTCTTGGACATAACTTAGTCATTACTTTTTACCTTTCACTGTCATGGCAGCTCTCTTAAAGTTTGCTGCTGTCGGAGCACCTTTGGCACCTTTCTTTCGCATTTTGCCACCACGTTTTCTTTTAGCATGTATATTTGCGTAAAGACCCTTTCTCATTACTTCTTACCTTTTTTAGGTTTTTTCATACCTTTTTTCTTAGCGGCAGTAATAATGTCGCCTCTTGTTATTTTATTAGGATCTCCGTACATAGCAGCTAATTTTTTATTCTTCATAGTTTTTTTAGGTGTGCCACCTTTTTTATACATCATGCCACCACCCATCATTTTTTTAGCTGGTTTTTTTGTTTTCTTCATAACGTCTCCTATCTGTTAGATATCTCTAACACACTTATGATTATGCTCAGATCATTAGCGTTTTCTGCCTGAGCTTTTATTATTTCTGACTCTTTTGCTATTAGTGGAGCGGGAGCTGCCACAGAGCTGTCAGACGTATCCTGCGCCATGTTACCTGTCGCTAGAATCTCTTGAGATCTTTTAGCCTCTATTGTTCGATCTTTTTCTATAGTATAACTTACACTGTCAGTATCTACAAGAGTTACAGATATATTACAATCATTACTTGTATCCTCATTTGCAACACGAATAGACTTAATTATAGCAGCTTTTTCTGCTGGCACAGTATATATTGTTGTTAAATTAGTATTAGCCAACTTTGCTTTATGGTTTGTATATATATTAGACATTTAGGATAGAAAAAATGAAAGCCTTTCTTCTTCTTCTTTTAATGTTTCTGGAACATAAGTGTTATTTAAAACAAATATAACTTGTTCTAAAGTTTGAATTAATTGGGATACCTGCTCTCTGCTGTATTCTTCTGTTGCCTCTGGCAAACGTGGTGTTACAATTTTAGCCATTAGACTCCTCTCATTCCATCTGGTTTCATGTCTAGACGAAGAGTTCCGTATCTCCACTTATCATCAACGTCACCACTAGATATTCTAACTGCGATTTGTCTACCTCTTATTCTAGTATCTTTTTTAGTGGTGCTAGTTTCTACCTCAAAAGGTCCATGTGATTTTTGACTTGCAGTTGGATAAGGTCTTGTTTTCATAGTGACATCAACATTACCCACTTGATTTTTAAAATCAGGAATAAATCTAGAAATCGACATAAAATTATCTCCGTCTGCTATGTCAATGTCTCCAGACTCGATATGATTTGCCATGGCTGCACCATCGTCATTGCTCCCTGTTTCGTGAAGATAAACAAAAGTTCTACCAGCTTTTAATCCATTGATTGTTGTTATTGTATCAGTTGTATCAAAAGATTCAAACTCAGCAGCATAAGGCACTTCATAAACACCATAATCTGCCCAAGCACTTCTAGCCAAACTTCCTATGTACCAAAGATTTTCTGCATAATTATACGCCACCATTCTATCTATTTGATCAGAGTTAGCTGAGGCATAGAACCAAATAACTTCGTTATAATTAGAATTAGATGAACAATACACATCTTGTTTTGCGTTTTGATTTATGTCATCAAAAACATAGTCTTGAACACTACAGGGTATTTTTTTAACAGCACCATCATATAAGAAGAAAGAATCATTACTCATCCAAAAAGAATTACCAGATACATCAACTGCTGCATTGATACCTACGGCTCCACAATTAGAACCGATTTGTTTAAAACCAAATGTTAAAGGTGCACCAATAAATTGCATTTGATACAAAGCTGTATCTGTCCAGATCATGACGGCACCTCTTGATCTTACAGCCGTATTAATTTGGTTACCGTCAGTTAATCTAAAAGATCCAGCTGTGTTAGTTGCTGTTGGTGTCCAATCACTTGTTGATTCTTGATCAGACCATCTAATAAACATATTGTCTTGTGTGGATGTTGTGCCGATAGTTGTTTCTGTGCCAAGACAAATAACATGTCTATCATCACCAGAAACAATCATGTATCTAGATTTAGTAGGAGCACCACTCACCTCTGTTGTGCTAGCTCTATTGCTTGATAATCCTGATGAAGTGTCCCAATAAAATAGACCACCATTAAACTGTAAAGCTAATGCATCTTCACCCCAGTTATCAAGGGCCCATTTAGCGGATTCCAATAACACACCTTCTCCACCAGTCAAACCTTCACGAGTGGTATTCCATGTGCTTGTGTTCCATGTACCTGCGCCCCAACCATAGCCAAAAAGTGCCACTGCAGCTCCTGTGTTTGTTTGATAACTTGCATTAGCTGTAGCTCCTGTAGCACTACTTGATGCGTTAGCTGGGGCTTGTATAGTGTATGTGTTAGAACTAGGCACTGTCAAGATCTCAAATTCACCTTGTAGGTTAGCTTGAGTCAATCCTCCCACAGCACCACTAACACTAGCTATCGTTACAAAATCTCCAATTAAAGCACCATGACTTGCGTCTGTTACAGTAACTGTTGAGGATCCACTGGTTGTTGCAAATTGAGTTATGTTACCAGTCGCACTAGAACGAATAGGAGTTATGTCTGCATAATTATCGTCAGAGTAAGCGTATAATTTTTTATTAGTTCCATAGATAATATATTTGACGCCGCCTAAATCAGAATAAGTAAGTATTGCTCTAGTAGCACCGACTAAGGCATCACTAGTTACTTTTTCCCAACCACCTATTTTTTCTGGTAAACCATAACGAAAACGCACGTTGTCGCAATCTACCCATTTACCCTCAGCACCATACTCAGTATTTTGTTTATCTATACCTGGCGCTATTTGTAATTTTGTTAGCGGCATACAATTCCTTACACGGCAGAATCGTAAATTCTAATGTAACGATCTGTTCCGTTTACATTTATTTTTATTGCACCAACTTTACTACCACCTTCATCTGTTGAAGTTGATATACTAGCAGTGCTTCCACTACCTGTGGTGCCATCGAATTTTATAAATTCTTGATCTTGATCATCTTGGTCTAATGATAAACAAGCTATGCCTCCTGAAGAATTAGCTTGATTTATTTCTACTAAAGCATCTGCTGGTGAATTTGTGCCAAAACCTATTTTATCAGCAGAACCATCTATAAAAAAAGC